AGGCGGTATCTCTCCCCAGCATTTTTTCCCAAATTGGACCTCGAAAAGGGGGTGTTTCTGGTGGTTGTTAAGCGTGGTTTGCGTGCTGTTGCTGCCGATGAGAAGCCCCCTGTGAGCAAGCCTAAGACGGTTACTGAGGCTGCTAAGGGTGGTACGACTCGTGAGTTGTTGGCTGCTACGCGGGATCGGATCGCCGTTGCTGTTGAGGATCCGAACACACCGGCCCGTGATTTGGCTGCTTTGTCGAAGCGGTTGATGGAGACGGTGCGGGAGATCGAGGCGATTGACGCCCGTACTGAGGAAGCGGAGTCTCATGCCGAAGTCGAAGACGGAAAGTTCGACTCCGCGGCTGTCTGAGTTTGCTAAGGCGTTCGTATTCCCACCCACTATTGAAAAGACTGTTTGGCCTCGGGTTGAGGCTAAGGGTTCTGAGTTGGGGCTGGGGTTTGATTGGTGGCAGGCGCAGCTTGGTACGGTTTGCCTTGGCTATGACAAACGCGGGAAGTATGCGGCGACAGTTGGTGGGATTGGCCTTTCAATCCCCAGGCAGGTTGGAAAGACTTACTTCGTTCTAGCGATGGTCGTTATTCTATGCATCCTGTTTCCGGGTTTGCAGGTTGTTTGGACCGCCCACCATCTGCGTACTTCCACTAAGACGTTTACGACACTGCGGGGAATATGTAGACGTAAGAAGATCGCCCCGCATATTCGGGCGATGCGTGCCGGGAATGGCGAACAGCAGGTCGAGTTTACTAACGGCTCGATGATCATGTTCGGTGCCCGTTCGCAGGGCTTTGGGCGCGGCTTCGATGAGATCGACATTGAAGTTTTTGATGAGGCTCAGATCCTTGACACTAAGGCGCTTGAGGATATGATCGCCGCGACGAATCAGGCGCGTAACGAGCATGGGGCGCTGTTGTTCTTTATGGGCACCCCACCCCGCCCCACTGATCCTTCTGAGGCGTTCGAGGGGCGTCGGTCCAAGGCTCTTGAGGGTAAGTCTCCGAATGCGATCTGGTTAGAGATTGCGGCTGATCGCGGGTCTGATCCTGATGACCGTTCGCAGTGGCCGATTATGAACCCGTCTTATCCCCATAGAACGCCTGTTGAGTCGATGGAGCGGTTGCGGGAGAACCTTGGCGATGATGACTCCTGGAACCGTGAAGGCCGGGGCATCTGGGACGCTATGGATTCCGCCCGTGTCATCGATGAGGATTCGTGGAACGCTGTCGCGGACCCGGCGTCTATGGCGATTGAGCGGCTTTCGTTGGCTATTGATGTTCCGCCTAGTCGTTCTGTTGCGTCGGTGGCTTTGGCTGGTCAGCGTGCCGATGGCCGCTGGCATGTGGAGTTGGATGACAGCCGCAAGGGCGTTGACTGGGTGATTCCGTGGGTTGTTTCGCGGGCTGCGAAGAACCGTTTGCATGCTGTTGTGGTTGATGAGATGTCTGGTCTTGTTGAGGAACGCCGCGGGAAGCATTATCTGATTGGCACTGACGTCTTGGTCACTTTGGCCGCTGCTGAGGGCCGGCATATGTCGATTGCCTGCGCGAAGTTCTATGACGGCGTGATTGATGGATCTGTGATGCATACGGATCAGCCTCAGGTGAATGTTGCTTTGTCTTTGGCGCGTAAGCGTCCTCTTGCTGGTGGTTGGGCGTGGAACCGTAAGGATGCCGCGTCGGATATCACGCCAATTGTCGCTGAAACTCTTGCCCTTTGGGGCGCTCAAAACGAAAACGTGCATCGCCCAACGCGGCGTGCTGGATCTAGGACGGCGGTGGTTCTTTAGTGGCTTTCGAGAAGCTGTCTGTTCCTGGTCTGAGTGATGATGAAGTTGCCGTGTTGAATCGGTGTGCTGAGGAACTGGCTAACAAGTCGCGGCGTAATTTGTTGCGTTCTTCGTACTATGACGGCAAGCGTGCTATTCAGCAGGTAGGTACTGTCATTCCTCCGCAGTACGCGAGGATCGGTATCGCTCTTGGGTGGGCTGCTAAGGGCGTTGATGGCCTGGCGCGTCGTTGCAATCTTGAGAAGATGATCTGGCCTGATGGCGATCTTGAATCGTTGGGCATGAGTGAGCTTGAGGAAAGCAACTTCCTGCTCTCAGAGATTTCGCAGGCCCGTACGGATTCCCTCATTCATGGGGTGTCATACCTGATCACGACTAAGGGTGACCCTGATGATGGCGAGCCGGCTGCATTGGTTCATACCAAGGATGCCCTGAATGCTTACGGTGAGTGGAACGCTCGCCGGCGCTCTCTGGATAATCTTCTTTCGGTTACGGCGCGTGAGGATAACAAGATCACGGGTTTCATCCTGTATCTGTTCAATCTGACGATCAGCGCTGAGAAGAAGGATGGCGTTTGGGCGGTTGACCGTTCGCCGCATGCGTGGGGGGTTCCGGCTGAGCCTCTGGTTTACCATCCTCGCGGTTCGCGGCGTATGGGCCGGTCTAGGATTACGCGGCCTGTCATGGGGCATCAGGATTCGGCGTTGCGTGCTCTGGTGAGGCTTGAGGCTCACATGGATATTTACACGATTCCGAAGTTGATCCTGTTGGGTGCTGATGAGGGTATCTTCAAGAACGCTGACGGGACTATGAAGGCGTCTTGGCAGATGGCCCTTGGGCGTACTTTTGGCATTCCGGATAGCACTGATAGCGATCAGGAGAATCAGCGGGCAGATGTGAAGCAGTTCGATGCTCAGTCGCCCGATTCGCATTTGGCGCAGTTGAATGCTTTGGCGAAGCTCATGGCTCGTGAGACTGATCTTCCGGATTCCGATTTCGCGTTGACGGACATGGCGAACCCGACTAGCGCTGATGCTTATTCTGCGTCTAGGGAGAACCTGATAGCTGAGGCTGAGGGTGCTATGGATGACTGGTCTGTTCCGATCCGCCGCACAGTGAACCGGGCACTGGCGATCCAGAACGGGCTATCGGAAGTCCCCGAGGCGTGGGGTTCGATTGAGGCTAAGTGGCGTTCCCCGATCTATCTGTCTAAGGCGGCTGCTGCCGATGCGGGCGCGAAGCAGATCGGTGTTGTTCCTTGGCTTGCTGAGACTGAGGTTGGTCTTGAGTTGCTTGGATTGGATGAGCAGCAGATCCGCCGTGCGATGGCGGATAGGCGGCGCGCTGCTGGGCGTGCTGTTGTTGCTGCGTTGAACCCGCAGCCGCAGGCTAATGCTGACGGCGGGTGAGTCTAAGGCTGCTTTGGCGCTTGTCACTGGCGAAGCGGTTGCGCGGACATTGACTTTGCTTGCGCGTGCTTCTGGTTCGGCTGAGCAGCAGCGTGCGTTGCTGCTTGAGGCGACCCCTGAGATTGTCACTTATTACTCGGCTGGTTCGTCCGCTTTGGCGGCTGACTATTACGAGGATGAGCGGGAACGCCAGGCCGCGCCGAAACTGTATGTCGCTGAGCCTGTGATCGTTGACCGGACAGAGAAGATCCGCAGGGCGGTTGCTTGGGCGTCTGACCCGTTGTTTGGGGAAGACCCGACCGGGGCTGAGAGTCGTCTTGCTGAGGTTGTGCAGTTGGAAACGGCGCGCCCTTACCGTGACACGATCTTGACGAACCGCCGCCGGGATCCTTCCGCTGTTGGTTGGCGGCGGGTCACGAGCGGCGGTTGTAAGCTCTGCCGGATGTTGGCCGACCGTGGGGCGGTGTACAGCGACACCACGGCACGGTTCGCCGCGCATGGGAGTTGTAAATGCACCGCTCAGCCTGTGTTCTCGTCCAGCGATTACGGCGAGGAAGCGTCAGCGATGCAATACCTGGCGAGCCGGAAGAAGCGCACGCCGGCGCAGCAGGCAGCTTTGCGCGAGTACTTGAACACCAATTATTCAGACTTCCACGGGTAACCGTGGGGACAAGCGCTACGGTCGCGCTTCAAGGCCGGTCAAACGTTCGACGGAACAGAAACGGGGAAATCCGATGACAACTGCACCCACACCCACCGAACCTGGTACGCCTTCTGGTGAGCAGCAGCCTAGCGGCGAGCAGCAACCGCAGGGCCAGACGTTCACACAGGCTGATGTTGATCGCATCGTTCGTGAACGCCTAGCTCAGCAGGCGAAAAACAAGTTCGGTGACTACGAAGACCTGAAAGCGAGGGCTGGCGAAAGCCTCACCCTTGAGCAGCGGGTCGCGGACATGGAAGCGCGGGCCACGAAAGCCGAGGCCGATGCGCTCCGGGCAAGGGTCGCAGCAGAGTTCGGGATCAGCGCGAAGAAGGGGCCCAAGGGCGAACCTTCGGATGCTGACCTGTTCCTCACCGGATCCGATGAGTCAACTCTCATAGCTCAGGCGCAGCGCCTGGCGGGCCGTGAGGAAGACCGGAAGAAGCAAGGCAACTTCGCCCCGAAAGAGGGCACCACTCCGGCAGCGGGAACGGACACGGGCGAACGCGAGTTTGTTCGCAACCTGTTTGGCCGCGCCGACTAACAAACCTTTTCCTTTAGGAGGAAATTATGGCCACACTGGCCACCGGATCGCTTTCGATCCCCAAGCAGAAGATCGCCCCCTGGCTGGGCAAGATCCAGAACGGATCCTGCGTTGCGAGCCTTTCTGCACAAACCCCGATGACGTTTGGCGAGGGCGAGTCTTGGACCTTCGATATTGGCGAGGCTGAGTATGTCGCTGAAGGCGGGCAGAAGGGCGCTTCGACTGTCACCCCGACGTCCAAGGCGATCAAGCCGTTCAAGTTCCACAAGACTCTTCGTTTCAACGAGGAAGTTCTGTGGGCCGACGAGGACCGTCAGCTTGAGGTTGTTGACGACATCCTCGCCCTGATCCAGCCGGCGCTGTCCCGCGCACTGGACTTCGGCGTGTTCCACGAAATCAACCCGACTGGTGGCGCTGTTGTCGCCGCTATGAACGGTGGACTCACGGACACCACGAACCTCGTTGAGTACGTCGCTGCCGACAAGCC